CTCGGAGACGGTGATCTCGCGGTCTACAAGCTGGACCGCGACAACGTGCTGCGCCGCGTGTTGCTGTTTGATGGCTCGACCGCCCGTCGGCCGCGCATGGATTTTGTTACCGGCTCCGTAGGGCTCAACGCCGACCGCGGGCTGTGCTGCGTGCTCGGCACAACCGAAGGTGACGTCACCCGCATCTACGTCTACAGCCGCCTGACCGGCGGCAGCACCGGAACGCGCACGGTCTCGCAAGTGATTAACGGCCTGTGTCAGCGGGCGGGGCTGACGGTCGGCCAACTCTCCTCGTCCACTTTAACTGACCCGGTCATCGGGTATGGGGTCAGTCAGCCGCAGACCGCGCGCTCGGCTATCGAGGCGCTTAGCCGCGTGTACCCGTTCACCGGCGTCGAGAGCGGCACGCAGTTGAGATTTGCCGGCCGCAACAGCGCCGCGGTGGCGACCATCAACGCGGACGATCTGGGCGCCACGGCCGGCGATGATGTTATCGATCTCGTAGTCTCCACGCGCGCGCAGGAAACCGACCTGCCGGCCCGTATGACACTACGCTACAGGGCCGTTGATGCAGACTATCAAGTCGGCGCGCAAAGCGCGCGCCGCATGATCACCGGCAGCGAGCAGGTGCTCGAGCTGGATATCCCAGTTGCCCTGACAGACCAGCGCGCGGCAGAGGCTGCGCAGGTGTTGCTGTCTGAGGCGTGGGTCGCCCGCAACCAGCGTCAATTTGCGACCACGCGCAAGTGGGCCTCGCTGGAGCCGGGCGACGTTGTCAACTTGGCGCTGCCGCAGACCACTTACACCGTGCGCATTGTGCGCAAAAGCGAGGCTGGCGGACTGGTGCAGTGGGAGGCAGTTGACCATTCCAGCGCGGCGTACACAACGAGCGTAGTAGCGGGGCAGACTCCGCCCGGCGTGCCCGTAGGCCTGCCGGCCGTTACGCAGTGCGAGATAATGGACTTGCCGCCTCTGCGCGACATTGATGACGACGGCGGCGTGTACGCAGCGGTCTTCCAAATCGGCGGCCGCCGATGGAACGGCGCGGTCATCGAGCGGCGGCCCATCAACGTCGCTACGTGGCAAGCAGTAGAGACCGTCTATTCGGGCGGTACACTGGGCCGCATGGTCACAGTGCTGCCGCCGTTCTCGGGCGGCAACAGGTGGGACCAGTCCAGCGAGGCTCAGGTCGAGATGCTGTCCGGCGCGCTGTCCAGCGTAACAGAGCTGGCCGTGCTCAACGGCGCTAATGCCGCACTGATCGGCGACGAGATTGTGCAGTTCCGGGAGGCAACGCTGCTCAGCGGCACGACCTACCGGCTACGCGGTTTCTTACGTCAGCGCCGCGCAACCACCGCAGAGGCGGCAACGCACACGGCCAACGAGCGATTTGTCCTGCTCGATGCGGCCAGCCTGCGGCGGATCGAAGTGTCTCTAGGAGAGGTGGGCTACACGTTCGTCTACACCGCCGTCACGCTGGGGGGGCGGCGTGACCTCATGTACCGGCAGACCGTTAAACACACCGGCCGGGCGATCAAGCCTCTGAGCCCGGTGTTGCTTAACGCAGTGCGGGGCGCTGACGATAGGCTGCGTTTTAGTTGGACCCGCCGCGCACGGATTAATGCGGCCTGGAACGATTTTGCCGACGTGCCGCTCGATGAGCCAGATGAGCTGTATGACGTCGAGCTCGTTACTAACGACGTTCTCGCTCTCCGATTGCTGTATCTGCCCGACTGGGATCGCCGTGAAGTGGAATGGACGTTAGGCCAGCAGATCGCCGCGACTAACCGGCCGGTGCAGCAGGTGGTGCTGCGCGTGTGGCAGAAGAGCAATCGCGTCGGCCGGGGTGAGCTGGCCGAGGCGGTGGTCAGTGCGCCACTGATGCCGTTTATCCGCGATTGGAACGACAACCTGGTCACCGCACAGACCGTCTTTGGACCCAGTGCCACGCACAGCGTTGTGTCCGGTGTTTTCCAGATCACCGCAGTCAGCAATGGTTGGAGCCGACTTGATCAGCCGTACTCGGTGTCGGACTTCCGACTCGAACTGGACGTAATCACCAGCGGGTCCGGGTTTGCGGGGGTCGTGTACCGCACGACGGGTTGGTCCGGCAGTGGCGGCATGTACGCTTACCTGGCGACCATTTCCAACGCGGCCGGAGGGATCAACGTCACGCTCTACCGGGGCACCAACTCGGCCGCAGGGGGCATCGAGACAACGGTTTCTCAGGTGTTCGTGCCGGGTCCGTCAACGGGCACTTTCCGGCTTGCGGTCGCGGTCGCCGGAAACACACACCAAATCAGCGTCGATGGCGCGTTGCGCATCAACGCTGTCGACAGCATTTTTCCGTCTGCAGGTCAATTTGGTCTTTACGCATTCGGCGCCACCATGCAATTCGACAATCTTCGCATCGACTACTAAGGACACTTATGGCAGACAGCAGCGGCTCTAGCTTGCCCGACTTCATCGTTGAAAATCAGGCGCAAAAAGAGGTCACGGCCAACGGCTTTTTCGACGCGGGCAGCCCGGCGATTTTGTTCGGCCGCCGCGTATCGACGACCGGATTGTTAACCTGGGGATTCTATGGCGGCGAGCTGCTCGTCGACGGCGTGCTCACGGCGATCAACAACGGTTCCGTTGCGCTCACCGTTAGCGCGACCAATTTCATCGAGGCGACGCGCGCAGGCGCGGTCAGTGCTAACACCACGGGATTCACCGCCGGCCGCATCCCGTTGTATGAGGTGGTGACCAACGCAACAACTACCACCTCCTGGACCGACCGCCGCGCATGGGTCCAGCCTGCACACGTTGCCGGCCTGCTCGCTCGCGCGATGGCAACCGACGCAAACATCACCCTGACTGCCGCCGAGGCGCGCAACCAGATCCTGCGCATTACCTCCAGCGTCAGCCTAACTGCCACTCGCAACGTGGTCGTGCCGCTGGCGCCGCAAATCTGGGTCGTGGACAACAGCACAACCGGCGGTCAGTCCCTGCAGTTCATCGGCGCGAGCGGCACTGGCGTGACTGTAGCCAATGCGCGTCGCGCGGTGATATTTTCGGACGGAACGAACATTGTGCGCGCCAGTCCGGATCAAGCGTAAATTCTCGATGTGCTTCCCATCTACGAAAGGTCCATCATGATGACTCGACTCCGGCGCTGGCTTGCGTCAAACCTGATCCGGCTTGCATATCGCGTGCGGCCGGCTTCCGACACAGTGTCCTCCGCGAAAGGCGGTCTCGGCGGCCCCGGTGCTGCGGATGCTGCCGCCCCGCGCAATTTGACCGCGCCAGCGAAAGGCGGTCTCGGCGGCCCCGGTGCTGCGGACGATTGACGCGCGCATTGCGCTGTGCGTCGTGGTCGCTGTATTGACTGCCGCAGACCTGCATTACGTGGTCGCGGCGCAGTGGCCGGACGCTGAGTCCTGGCGCATAGCCCGCCGCGCAAAATACGTAGCCGACGGAGCGGCGCACGCGCTGCTGCTCGCCGTGGTGCTGTACCTGTCTCAACAGGTCATGCGCGGCCGGGCGCTGATCGTCTGCGCCGTCGCGGTGCTGTACGGCGCGGCGCATGGCGTCATGCAAGCCGCCTGTGGATACGCGGCATATTTCACGGACCGACCCGCGGTGCGCGCCGCTGGCGGCTTGTGCGAGCGCGCTAACGGATGGGAGCTGATCGTCGTGTGTGTCGTCGTCTCTATCGCAATCGCGCTTGTCTTGGGTCGCCAACATGGCCGCCGCTGAATCAACGGCCTGGCCGGTGGCGGCGGCCGCGTCACTCGCTGCATCGACAATGGGGCAACACTGGCTGCTCCTCGGCGTGCCGCCCGCAGTGTGGTTTGCCTGCGCCGCTGGCGCAATCTGGGGAGCGACGTGGTTCGAGGCGCATCGGCCGGTTGCGCGGCCCATCGCCATCGTCGCAAACTTTGGGGCAGGGCTCGTGCTATCGACCGGCCTAGACGAGTATGCGAACCTGGGCACGTGGGCGCACGCAACGGCTGGATTCGTGGCCGCCGCGTGGCCGGTGATGATTGCGCAGGCAGTGCGCGACT